ACAAGGAAATAGAAATCGGCCAGGTGGAAAAGTTAGTTCCACACGAAGCCCCGACCGGCGCCGACGACCTGACTGGCAACACAGGGCCGCAGGAACCCCCAAAACCGGTTCCCACGCCCCCTGCCGGCCCTCGCCCGGCGAAGCAGGCGACGAAATCGGGCGCGGGGGCGGCGGGCGGCGCGGCCCCCGCCAGCGCCGAAAAACCAGCCCCGGCGGCCGCCCAGCTCGAAGCCGAGCGGCTGGCCATGGTGCGGCAAACTTTCTTCTACGCCTGGAAATGCCTGTATCCCAGCTGCCACTTTGACAGCCAGGAGCAAACCCGGGCGATGGAGGCCATCTGGAACGGCACCTACCGGGGCTTTGCCGGGGCCTACACCCCGGCCCAGTGGGTGCAGTACCACGACGAGGTGCTGCAGCGCATCGACCTGGCCGCCGGCTACTTTGCCCGGCACGAGAACAAATTCCCACCGGCGCCCTACGCCCAGTTCGTGGCCGGCACCGGCTACTTCGACCAGGCCAACGCCTACGGCTTCGAGGGCACCCACCGCTGGCTGCGCAAGCACCTGGCCAGCCGCCGCCAGCGCAGCCTCTCCGACGCCCTGCTCAAGGCCCGCCGCGAAATGAAGGCCCACCGCCTGGGCATTGCCCGGCCCCGGGCCCAGGCCCTGACCACCCTGCAGCTCTACCGCCACCACGAGGCCAAGCTCCGCGCCTTCGGCCCCGAGGCCCTGAAGCGCTTCTACGCCCAGGTGGCCCAGCCCGAACCCCAACCCCAGCCCTGATTCATTTTTTCACCCCTTCTACCTCTTTTTGTATGGCATACGCCCGCTCCACCTCGGTCCAGAAATTCATCGACCAGGCCAACACCAAGCTGCTCGTGTACTACGCCGATGGCGGCAAGCGCACCTGGTACGGCCGCAACAACATCCGCGACGGCCGCACCGCCGTCGACCCCCGCGCCGTGGAGCTCAAGCGCCACGAGCGCTACGTCAAGTCGGTGGCCGACGCCGTGAAGGTGGCCATCCTCTACGACACGAAAACGGGGGAGGAAATCCGCCGCTTCAAGAACGGGGCCTGGTCGGCATGAGGCTGCCCCACCTCGACCAGCTCATCGACCTGCACCGCGGCGAGGCCGCCCAGCTCCTGGGTGCCATCGCCGCGGTTGCGCCGGTTCGGTCCCGGCCGGTGGCGGCCCCGCTGCTGCTGGCCCTGCCGGTGCTCGGGCGCCTGGGCAAGCGCCTGCAGGCCCTCGACCAGCGCGAGCGGCGCGTGGTGGGCCCGCCCCCGCGCCGGCCGCGCCGCTTCCGGCTGCGGCACGACGAGGTGATTGCCCTCATGCTCTACGTGTTTCCCGCGCCCGGCATCGTGGCGCGGGTGCCGCTGGGCCGGGTGCAGCAGGTGTCGCTGAGCCTGGCGCGCTGGATTGACTTTGCAGCCGAGCCGGCGTGAATTTAATGGCCCGGCTTTACTGTTACCGGGCCAATAGTCAATAACTTGTCGGGTTTATTTCCGACCCTTTGCCTTTCCTGCATGGCGCATTCTTACCCTTTCGCTCCCACCCCCGTGCCCGCCCCTTCCTCGTCCTTTGCCCCGGTGGCCCCGGGCGGTAGGTTTGCCTCGTCCAAACCTGCTCCCGCCGTGAAACGAATCGACTTCCCCGTCAAGCCCCACATCCTGAAATACCTCCTGGTGAACCTCAAGCTGCAGCGCATCGAGCACGAGCAGTTGGTGGTCGACGATTACGTGCTCAGTACCACCAACCGGTTTGGGTTTGCGCTGAACGCGCTGCTGCGCAAGCCGGCCCGGTCGGCCCGGCACGAGGCCAGCATTGAGGACTGCACGGCCGCCCTGGGCGTGAACCTGCGCAACTTCAACGCCCCCCACTACGACCTGACGCAGGGCAAGCTCTCGGCGTACTGCATTTTTCAGTTCAACGACTTTGTCGACGACAACTTCCGGGCCGAGCTCTTCTGGTGGGTGAAGAAGGCCGTGGCCCTGCGCTCGACCATCAAGGATGCCATCTACTCCTTCATGGCCTTCTACGATATCCGGGAGGAGGACATGGCCTACGAAACCCTGCGCAAGGACGTGCAGCGGAACGCCGACCTGACGCCCCGCAAAAAAAATCAGCCAAAACCGAAGAATTTTTCGGTGAATTTGTCCCAAAAAACGAGCGGTTTGTCCCGAAAAACAGGCGCTTTGTCCCAAAAAACGGGCGTTTTGTCCCAGAAGGACACTTTCACCGCTGTCCGTCAGGAGCTTATGAAGCTCCCTTTACCGCTCTTCGAGACCCAGTTCTTCTATGCCGGCGCCTGATTTCTCCCTGCGCAACATCGCCCAGGCCCCGGATGACAACCGGGGTGGCCTGCGGGCGCTGTGGTACACCCCGGCGGCCAACGTGCGCCACTGGCCCGGCCCCGAGACGCCGCTGCTCATCGAGCGCGACCTGGAGCTGGTGCCCGGCGCCACCTGGTACCAGCTCGTGGGCCGGCGCTACTCCCTGCGCTACACCCAGACCCCGAAAACCCTGGCCCGGCACGGCCACTACTGGCAGCACAAGGTGAAGGGCATCCTGGCCCGCCACAGCGAAGGCCTGGCCGCCGGCCTCGAAACCCTGGAGGGCCAGAAGCTCCTCGTACTCTACCGCGACCAGAACGGCCTGGTGCAGCTCGTGGGCACGCCCGAGCAGCCCCTCACCTTCGAGGACACCTACGATTCGGCCGCCGACCCGGCGCAGTTCAACGGCTTCGACTTCGTGCTGCAGGGCGATACCCTGCGCCGGGCCCGCCCCTACCTGGGCACCTGGACGGTATCGGGGCGGGGCCTGCAGTACGCCGTGCAGCTGCAGGACAATGGCACCGGCCTGGTGCTGCTGCGCACGGCCGGCGGCCGGCTGCTGGCCACCGTGCCGGCAGGCCGGACCGTGGTGCTCAAGTCGGACTTTAACCTCGCTTATCAAATCCTATAGTATGCGGCTGACCCCGATTGACTTTTGGGCGAAGTGGGAGCCCCGCTTGGCCGACAACGACACCTTCGACATCACGGCCGGCGACGTGCGCGCGTTTGCCCAGGACGTCAAGGACAGCTTTGCCAACCTCAGCACCCTGACCGTAAAACAGGTGAAGGGTGCCCCGTACCCGGTGCCGTTCACCGATACGCTTTTCCAGATTCCGCCGGATTACCGCATCCTGGGCATGGAGGCCGTCGCGCGCTTCGGGGTGGATAGTGCCAGCGGCGGGGCGGGCGTAACGGCCGACCCGGTGTACTTCCACCTGCTCAAGTACTCGGCGGGCGACATCGACGCCCTGCTCGACCTGGACACTGTCTACCATGCCCAGAGTCCCACGACCGATACCGTGAAGGCCCGCTGGGTGCAGGTGAGCGGCACGGACGAGGAGAAAATCGCCTCCTTCCCGGTGCTGCAGCTGGAAGACTTTGACTACCAGGCCGGCGACGTGGTGCAGTATACGTTTCCCGGCGGCCAGACGCGTCTGGTGCAATGGAAGGCGGATAGTACTGGCTATATGCACCCGCTGCCCACGGGGTTGGATACGGACCCCATTTACCGCAACTTCGCCCCCCTGAACGGCACCGGCGCCGGGGGCAGCGGGGCCAGCAACTTCGCCCAGCTCGCCGGCGACCCGCGGGATAACGACGCGCTGGCCGGCCAGCTCGACTACAAGGCCGACCTCTTCAGCCCGGCCCTGCTGGGCGTGCCCACCGCCCCCACGGCCCCGCTGGGCACCAACACCACCCAGGTGGCCACCATGGCCGCCCTGAAGGCCGCCATCAATGCCCTGCTCAATGCCGCCCCGGGCGCGCTCGATACGCTCAACGAGCTGGCCGCGGCCCTGGGCAACGACCCGAACTTCGCCACCACCATGGCCGGCGCCCTGGCCCTGCGTGCCACCACAGCCCAGCTGGAGGCCGTGCGCACCCAGGTGGGCCTGAGCCCGGCCAAGGCGGGCAGCTACACGCTGGCGCTGGCCGACGCCGGCAACGTGGTCCCTTTCACGGTGGCGGCCACGTGCACCATTCCCGCCAATGCCACGGTGCCCTTCCCGGTCGGTACCATCATTGAGCCCCTGCAGGCCAGCACGACCGGCGTGGTCACCATCGCCGCCGGCGCCGGGGTGAGCCTGGTGCTCGGCTCGGGCGGCACCAAAACGGCGGGGCTCGACGGCAGCAGCGTGCGGCTGCTGCAGCGAGCACTGAACGTATGGGTCATTAGCGGGGGCTACGTCTAATGGCCATTCTCTTTCAGCACGGCCTGCTGGCCTCGGCCCAGGCCCCGCAGCGTTGGACGGCGGCCATGCTCCAGGTCGCCGCCATCACGCTCACCAACTTTGGCTACCAGGTGGGCAACAGCACCTATACCTATGAGTTCTGGCTGCAGTGCACCGGGGCGGGGGTAAGTCCCTATACCACCAGCTACAGCGGCTACAATCGCTTTGCCGCCCACATGCCCTACAACGGGGCCTGGTACTACGATAACGGGGGCATCGACAACCTGGGCCGCATCCAGTACACGCCGCCGAACCCGGCCACGTTCTGGACCCAGCGCCACCACTTTGCCGTGCAGGCCGATTACGAGCACGACGTGCGCCGCCTCTTCGTCGATGGGGTGCTGGTGATGGAAGTCTTCGGCCATCCCAACACCTACCCCGAGACGAGCCGCTCCGGCCCCGACCACCTGCTGCTGACCGGCGAGCAAGGCGGCATGGGCGAGGTGCGCTACTGGAACTACATCCGCACCCCGGAGCAGATTCAGGCGGCCATGAACCTGAGCCTGAACGGGCCGCAGCCGGGCCTGCTCGGCTGCTGGCGCTGCGACGAGCGCGGCGGCACGGGCACCGTGATTCAGGACCGCTCCGGCTTCGGGCGCCACGGCTTCATTTCCTAGTTTCCTGTCCTTTTTATCGGGGGTAGCTAAGAGGAGCTTTGGTTCCTCTTAGCTACCCCCGATGCGCGTCAATCCGCTACTCTCCTCGATTCTTCAGGCCCCTTTCCTGCTGGAAGGCCAGGCCATGCAACTGCTGTATGCCGAAATCGCCCAGCTGCTCAACGGGCACGCGGGCGGCGAGGCCGAAGTCGTCGACGCCACCACGGTGCCCTTCTACGCCATCACGCCCCACGCGGCGGCCCTGGGCACGATGGGCTACGCCTCGCTCAACGAGGTGCCGGCCGGCTCGATTGCCGTGCACACCGTGGCCGGCGTGATGCTGCCGGAGGATACCTGGTGGGGCCTGGGCACCAAGACCATCGGCCAGCGCCTGCAGCAGGCCGACGCCCACGAGAACATCATTGCCCACGTGGGCGTGTTCCGCACGCCGGGCGGCTCGACGATGGGCCTGGAAAACTTCGCCGCCACCATCGCCGGCACCCGGAAGCCCTTCGTGGGCTATGCCGAGCAGGCCTGCAGCGCCGGCTACTGGAGCATCAGTGGGGCCAATGTCATTATGCTGGCTGGCCGCACGGCCATGTGTGGCAGCATCGGCACGATGGCCGAGTTCCTGGACTTCAGCGGGATGTTCGAAAAGATGGGCATTAAGCTGGTGACGGCCAATGCCACGAAGAGCACCAATAAAAACGCCGCCTTTAAGGCGGCCGTCGACGGCGACGTCAAGCCCCTGCAGCAGGAGCTGCTCGACCCGCTCAACGAGGTCTTCCTGAGCACCGTGCAGGTCAACCGCGACGGCAAGCTCGACCCCAAGCAGGAGCAAGAAGTCCTGAGCGGCGGGGTCTACGTGGGCCAGGCCAACCTGGACAACGGCCTGGCCGACCTGATGGGCACGCTCGACGAGGCCATCGCCCTGGCCCAGCAGCTGGCCGACGAGGCCGACGATTCAACCGACACATCTTCATCCACTTCCCATCCCATGTTCAACAAGAACAAATTTTCGGCCGTCGCCGCCCTGGCCGGCCTGGCGGCTGCCGCCATTACCCCTGAGCTGGTTACGGCCGCCAACGACGAGTTGGAGGAAAAAGGCGTCACCGGCGCTGCCCTCATCGGCCAGGCCACCTTCGAAGCCCTGGAGGCCAAAGCCGGCCGCGTCGACGCCGCTGAGACTACGGCCAAGGGCTTTACCGATGCGCTGGCCGCTGCCGGCGCCAAAGACATCGCCGAGCTGGTGAGCCAGCGCGACGGCTACAAAGTGAAGGCCGACAAGTTCGACAAAGGCCCGGGTGCCCACCACACCAACCCCACGCTGAAGGCCGGCACCACCGACGTGGAGGCCGAAGAGCCCAATGCCGACCAGCAGGCTATCGCTGAGCTGCCTCATAACAAGGCGCTGGACAATCACCCCATTTTCGGCAAGGCGTCTTAATTCAACCCTATCCAGGCCATTAGGGCCTCATTTCTCACCCTTTAATCAGTTCACTGATGACTCTTGTAATTGCTGATATCCTGACTGAGTTCGGCACGGTCTACCGCGATGGCGGCCAAGACGCGACGCGCCTGCTTCGTCGCCCCTTCATCCCGTCGCTGACGGAGGCCCTCTTCGGCTTGCTGCCCACCGACGACACGTCGTACCAGATGGCCAAAACGGAACTGGGCCGCATCCTGCAGCCCTTTCAGAAGGGCTGGACGCCGCTGGGCACGCTCACGGCCACGCCCATCACCCTCAACCAGTTCCCCCTGAAGGTGGACCTGGAAGAGACGCCCGATGTGCTGGAAACGTCGTGGCTGGGCTTCCTGGCCGACAAAAACCTCGACCGTGCGCAGTGGCCGGTTATCCGTTACCTCGTGGAGCAGCACGTCTACAGCCAGCTGGACGAGGATTACGAGCTCAACGAGATTTACTTCGGCAAGTACGCCGCCCCCACCACCGGCACGCCGGGTGCCGCCGGTACGTCGATAGACGGCATCCGCATCCTCATCAACCGCGCCATCGCGGCCGGCAAAATCACGCCGATGGTGCTCGGGGCCATCCCCACCGACATCGTGGACTTCTGCAACTACGTGGAGGCGTTCGTGGAGGGCTTCAGTGCCCGCTATGCCAACAAAGGCATGGAAATCTGCATGAACATCACCCTGGCCCGGCGTTACGCCAAAGGCCGGCAGAAGAAGTACGGCTCGGACAACAACTACACCGCCCCCAAGCCCCTGCTCGACGGGCTGGGCAACGAGCTGGTGCGCATCCCGGTGGAGTTCAGCAACCACGTGGTGGTGGGCCTGCCCAGCATGGGCGCCTCGGCCAAAATCTGGGCCACGCCGGCGGAGAACCGCAAGCGCCTGACCAAGAAGACAGTCAACACCAAGCAGGTGCGCATCGAGAGTGCGAAGCGCTCAGTGGCCATCTACACGGACTTCTACAAAGGCGTGGGCTTCCCGCTGCTGGAGGCCGTGTTCACCAACGACCAGGACACGACCACTACCTAAGCACGTCGTGTGCCCCCGCCCCGTCCGGGCAGCCAGCCGGCCCACTCCTGGTGAGTGGGCCGGCTTTGGCGGTGCCAGACATTTTGTTTTACTCCCCACTCCTTATCATGGACCAACCCACAAACGACTCCCGCACGCCCGAGGAAATCATCGCCGCGCTCAACGAGCAAATCGCCCAGCAGAACGCCATCATCGATGGCCAGGCCGAGGCCCTGAAAGCCGCCGAAACCCAGGGCGCTGATGCCCTGCCCGTCATCACCGTCGACAAAAAGCAGTACCAGGTACTGGCCAAGCAGTTCACCTTCGAAGGCAAGCTGGTGAAGGCCGAAGACCTGAAGACCGACAAAGACCTGGTGAAGGCACTGCTCAAAGCCGAAACCGGCATTCTGCAGCTGGTAGAGAAAGCCACGGCGGAGCCGGCCGCCAACTAGGCGCCAGCCACTTCCACTAAGTAGTTCAATCAATTTCCCAACGACTTAATCCCTTCTAAATGGATACGTTCGATTTGCAAACGCTGGGCAAGCCGCGCGGCGACAATACGCCGGGCTTGCGCGGCTACGTGCTGCTGGCCGAGGAAGATGACTTTGACGTCATCGCCAGAGCCCCCAAAACCGGCACCGTGCCGGGGCAGACGGCCATCATTGCCACGCCCCACACGTTCAAACCCGGCAAGGGCTTCGTGAAGGTGTACATCACCCTCGATTCCAACCAGCTCAAGGGCGATGTGGTGGGTGAGCGCGACGGCCGGGGCAATAAAATTACCTTCGAAGGCTTTCACCCCGGCAACGAGGCCGAGGTGCTGGAGTTTGGCAACAAGGTGAAGAATTTGGGCCTCATTATGTTGGTGCCCGACGCGGATGGTACCTTCCTGCAGGTGGGCAGCGAGGGTCTGCCGGTGGAGCTGGCCCCGGCCTACGACTCGGCCAAGCTCTCCAGCGGCCGTCGCGGCTACACCATCAAGGGCGAAGCCTACGCCACCGGCATGTACATCTACAACGCCGCCATCACGCTGAAGCCGGCGCCCGAGCCGGTAGAGGAAGGAGGCTAGGACAATGGCCAAGACTCGCTTTCCCCAACTCCCGGCCGACGTGGCGTTAAAATACAAGGCCACCATCGTGCCCACGGTCGTGATTCTCCCGACGCTCCAGCGCACCATTGACATGACGAAGCTGACCGTGGCCGAGGCCGACGAGCTGGTGAAGCTCCCCGCGTTTCCATACCTCGTGCTCAAGCGCGTTCGCCCCAAAAAGGCTTCGTAAGCAGGCGGTAAGTAAACAAAGGGAAAAGGCCCCGGCTCTACAGCCGGGGCCTTTTTGCGTCCTTTTTTGCCGTGACCGGCCGCAGCAACTTCGGGGCATGGAATCGTTGCCCCTCTCCGCCATCAGCGCCTGGCTGGCCTCCGACCGCCCCTTCGCCCAGGGTGCCGCGCTCTACGCCGCCGCCGGCCCCAGTGCCACTTACCAGCGTCTCTTTGCCCTGGGCGCGACGGACTACAGCCGCCAGGTGCTGGAGCGCGAACTAAGCGCCTTGGTGCAGGACGTGCGCGCCGAAGTCGCGGCCGTGCAATCGACGCCACCGGCGGCACCGGCGCTCATAATGCCGGCACCAGTACCTACCCCGCCGCCAGCTGGAGCGAACTCGCCCCTGCTGGCCGACGTGCGCCGACAACTGAAGGCCGCGCGCGACGAGCGCAGCACCAGCCATGCCCAGCTCACGGCGCCCAACCTGGGCCGAAAGGCCCGCTACGGCCTGGCCAACCGCATCGCGGACCTGACCGACCAGGAAGTGCAGCTCCTCGATACGGAAAAGCACGTGCTGGCCCACGGCCGGCTACCCGGCCCGGTGGCGACGGCCGAGGTCGTGGACGAAGTCGAACTGCGCCGCCGCTTGGGCAACCTGCGCTGCCGGCGCTCCAAGCTCCGCCAGTGCCCGGAGCGGGCCGACGACTTGGCCACGGTCGAGGCCGAAATCAACTTAATTGAATCCAAACTTAATCCCCTGAAATCGTGAGCGAAGAACTCATTCCCTTAACGTGGCACAACGCCCGGCGCCGGGTGCGCGACCTCATTCCCCTGAGCTATAACCCGCGCACCCTGACTGACGAGGGCCGCGCGCGGCTGAGGCGCAGCATCGAGAAGTTCAACCTGGCCGAAGTGCCGGCCGTGAACCTCGACAACGTCGTGCTGGCCGGCCACCAACGCCTGGCCGTGCTGCTCGACCTGGGCCGGGGCGACGAGCTGGTGGACGTGCGCCTGCCCAATCGTCAGCTGACGAAAGACGAGCTGGACGAATACAATATCACGAGCAACGTCGGGGCCGGCATGTGGGACTACCAAAGCCTGCTCGACAACTTCAGCCACCTGCAGCTCGACACCATCCTGGACACGCCCACGCTGGAGCACCTGGCGGCCTTCAATGCCCTCACCCTCCCGCCGGCCGAGGAGCAGGCGTTTGATCCCACGCCGCCGGCGACCCCGGTGTCAGTCCTGGGCGACGTGTACGAGTTTCACAGCGATGGCCAGGCGCTGCTGCACCGCCTGGTGTGCGGCTCCTCGACCGACTCAGACGTCGTCGAGCGTGCCCTGGGCGAAGGCGTGCTCGCGGACCTGGTCAATACCGACCCACCTTACAACGTCGACTACCAGGGCAAGACCAAGGACGCCCTGACCATCGAAAATGACCGCATGGGCGACGGCGACTTCCGGCAGTTCCTGCTCGACTACTTCACCAACTGCTACGCACTCATGCGGCTAGGGGCACCGATTTACGTGTTCTACGCCGATAATGAAACCCGTAATTTCAGTTCAGCCTTCCAAGATGCGGGCTTAAAGCTCTCGCAGTGCCTGATATGGGTTAAGCAGCAATTCGTGCTGAGTCGGAAAGATTTTCACCATCAGCACGAGCCGATTCTCTACGGCTGGAAGGAGGGCGCCGCCCACACCTGGTGCTCCGACCGCAAGCAGACGACAGTGCTCCACTTCGACCGCCCGCAACGCAATGCGGACCATCCGACGATGAAACCACTCGACATCCTGGCCTACCTGGTCGAGTGCTCCAGTAAGCCGGGCGCCATCTGCTTCGATGGCTTCGGAGGCTCGGGCTCGCTGCTCATCACCTGCGAAATGACCGGGCGCCAGGCCCGCGTGGTCGAACTCGACCCGCGCTACATCGATGTGCACGTGCGCCGCTACGCCCAATTCATGCGCGACAACCACCGCCGCTTCACCATTACCCGCAACGGGGAGGAACTGACTCATGAGCAACTCACTGCCTTCGCCCCCGCCGCTTAGTGAGGTGCCCGGTGCCGAACTGGTGCCGCTGCCCAAATCGACGGCGATTGAGCGTATTTATGCGGCCTACCTGGAGGATACGCTCCCCGCGCTCAGCCGGGCCGACCGGGAAGTGCATTCGGAACTGGAGGCTGCCTATGGGTTGATTCTCAACTACCATACGTTTGAGCATGCCTGGCCGCTGCTGGCTAAGCAGTTCAGCATGAGCCGCGCGACCTGCTACCGGCGCCTGCGCGACTCCCAGAACCTCTTCGGCGACCTCAAAAAGGTCAAAAAGGAGGGCCGGCGGGCCGTGCTGATAGAGTTTGCGCGCAAAATCCTGCAACTGAGCCTTTCCATGCGCCCACCGGACACGAAAAACGCCCTGGCGGCGATGAAGTTCGAGGCCAACCTCACCGGGCTGCTCCGGGCCGACTCGCACGGCGAGGATGGCATGGGCGCCGTGGGCTCGACCTCCTACGTCATCAATTTGCACGTGCAGGGCCGCAAACCGCGCGCCCTGGACATCAGCAAGCTCGGCGACGTGTCGGATGCCGATTATGAGCTGATTCAGGAGGCCGTCACGGGCCAGGTGATTGGCGTGGACACGATGGAGGTGCTGCTGGCTGACCGGCGCGCCCTGGAAGGAGGTGCGAAATGATAGACCAGGTCAAACTCGATTTCAACCAGCCGCAGCTGCGCTACGTGACCGCGCGGGGCACCAAGGAGGGCATTAGCATCTGGGGCCGGGGCACCGGCAAGTCCAGTATCATTGCCTGGGACATGCACAAGATTGTGAAGACGATGCCCCGCTCGTGCTGGGTCATTGTCGGCTCGACCTACAAGCAGGTGCTCACCCGGACGCTGCCCAGCACCGTGGCCAGCCTGGAGCGATTGGGCTACAAGCTCAACCGCGACTTTTACATCGGCCGCAAGCCCCCGCCCTCCCTGAACTGGGAACACCCTTACCAGGGGCCGCTGAGCTACGACCACTTCATCATTTTCAGCAACGGCACCGGGTTTCACCTGGTGTCGCTCGATGCCGGTGGCTCGGCCAGCCGCGGCCTCAACGTGGACGGCTTTATCGGCGACGAGGCCCTGCTCTTCGATAAGCAGAAGCTCGATGCCGACCTCAGTGCCACTAATCGGGGCAATGGGCAGTATTTCGCCCAGAATCCGATGCATCACGGCGTGTTCCTCTTCAGCTCGATGCCGTGGGGCGACCAGGGCCGCTGGCTACTGGAAAAGTCGACTTACTACCAAGACCAAGGCGTTGACCTTATCGAGCGCCAGAATACCCTGATTGATGCCCAGGTACGCTTCCTGGATGCGACCAGCGACGAGGAGATGCTGCACTTGTGGAAGGCAGAAGTGCTCCCCCTGATGCAGGAAGTGCGCTATTTCCCCTCGCAGCGCGCGCGGGGCACGTTCTATTCCGAGGCCAATGCCTTCGATAATATCCAGCACCTGGGCCTGCAGTATCTGCTCGACCAGCGCCGCTTCATGACGGACTTCACGTTCCAGATTGAGATGATGAACCGCCGCCCCACGACCGTGGAGGGCGGCTTCTATCCGCTGCTCAACCAGGCCGTGCACGTGCAGGAGTGCGACGATGATGACTTCGTACTGGGCCTGGCCTTGGGCGATAAGGATATGGGCCGCAACCTGAAGCAGTTGGCGGCGGCGGGTGGTCCCCTGCGCCCTGGGGACGAGGATATGCGCGACAGCCGGGCCGATAGTGACTGCCGCTCCCACCAGCCTTTACGGGTGTCGGTCGACTGGGGCGCCCGCATTACCACCCTACTGGTCGGGCAATTGCACCTGGATGCGGGGGAATACCGCTTGCTGAAGGGTCTATACGTGAAGCACCCCGCCTTTATCGACGACCTGGTCCAGGCCTTCTGCCACTACTACCGCTACCACCGCCGTAAGGAGATTCAGTTCCTCCCCGATGAGGAGTATGGGGAGGCCCGGCGCCCGGACTCTGAGTTCACCCTCAACGAGGCCCTGATGCGGGCCTTTCAGAAGCAGGGCTGGCGCATCCAGCGCTTCCACCTGGGGCGCATTCCGGGCCACCCCACCCGCTACCTGTTGGCCCAGCAACTGCTCGGGGAGCAGAACCCGAACCTGCTGCGCATCCGCTTCAACAAGGTCAACTGCCGTGATGTCGTGACGGCGATGCTCCTGACTCCTGTTAGCCAGGACAGCAAGGGCCGCATCATGAAGGTGAAGAAGAGTGAGAGCAAACTGAGCTTCCCGGCCGAGCACGCCACGCACTACACCGACAACGTGGACCTCCACCTGCTGAGCGTGGGCACCGACGTGGTCAATGCCGCCCCGGACTTCAGCCAACTCCTTGTTGTGAGCAGCTAAACCGCCCCCTGCTCGGCTTCTACCACGCCCCGGCCGCTTGCGGTCGGGGCTTTTTGTTGCTACGTGCCGAGGCACGGCCCGGCAACCGGGAACCCCACAGATATCCCCGAGGCAGCCCCCGGCAATTGCCAAACCCCGACAGAGCAAGCTGGGGTCTTTCGCTCGACTTCTGAGACTGCAAAACGCCAAACCGGCCCAAAAACGGCCCACACGCGCTGGAAACGCAATAGGGAGTGAGATTGGACTTTTGGCCCTTTTCCGGGCCGGAACGGCGGTTTCCTGTCCTTTTTCTGGCTGTTTGGCGGCCGGTACTTCGGGGTACCAATGGCAACGCTTCCCCTTATCCGCTTAAAAGACGCCCTCGCCCTGCTCGATGGCCCCGCGCCGGTGGCCGTGCAGTGGGTCAAACTTGACCGCCGCCGCAAAAAGGGCGGCGACTTCGGCCGGCTGAAGGCCGCGCGCATCGGCTCGGGCCAGCGCCAGGCCGCCGGCGTGCTGCGTGCCCCCCGCGCGGAGGAGGAAACCGACGCCGACCGCGCGGCCGTGGCCGCTGATGGCTTCGTGCCGGTGCCCACCGGCGAGAAGGCCGACGCGCCGACGCCCAAAAACCCGGCCCACTGGGTCCATGCCACCCGCAACCTGGTCGATACGCAGACCGGTGCCCTGGTCAAAATCCACATCTACCTGCTCACCCACGTGGCAGGCCGCAAAGTCCTCGTGTAAATGGAACAGCTCGTTTTTAGCAGCAACAATTCGCTGGCCTTCAGCAACCGGCGCAACAGCGTGTACCGGCTGGGCGGGGCCGTGGGCGCTGCGGCCGGCAAGGGCGGCGCCGCCGGCACCGGCAAGGTGGACGGGGCCGCCCCCACCTCGCCCGTCGAAAAGGGCCAGAGCGGGGAGGTGGCGCCCTGGGGACCGGGCAACGACTTCCCGCAACTGGTGAAGGCGGCCATCGCCAAGAGCACCGTCATCTGGCCGGTGCTGGACTGGAAAAACCGCGCCGTGTACGGCAAGGGCCTCATTTACGGCAAGGTGACGGGGTACCAGCCGGACGGCTCGGAGATATTTCAGCGGGTCAAAGACCCCGTGGTGCAGGCGTTTTTCCGCAAATCCAACCTCCACCGCTTCGGCTTCGAGGGCATTCAGGGGCTAATATTCTACGCCAATGCCTTCCCCGAGCTGGTGCTCAGCAACGACCGCAGCGAAATCACCAGCGTCTGCATCCAGGACACCAGCTACTGCCGCTTTGCCACCCAGCTGCCGGGCCAGGCCCTGCCGAGCGCCGTGTTCATCTCGGCCAACTGGCCCGACGCCAAGCCCGGCGACGGCTACACGACCCAGGTGCCGGTGCTCGACCCCTACTACAGCGACGTGGCGGCCCTGCGCGCCGACGCGCGGGGCTTCAAGTACATCTGGCCCCTGGGCATTCCCAGCCCCGGCAACGCCATCTACCAGCTGGCGGCCTGGAACGTCATCATCAAGTCCGGCTGGCTCGACGTGGCCCAGGCCATCCCCGAGTTCAAGAAGCAGCTCTTCAAAAACCAGCTCTCCATCAAGTACCTCATCGAGGCCGACATCCGCTACTGGCAGTGGAAGTACCCCGACTGGAGCGAAAAGAAGGAGGGCGAGCGCAAGCAAATCATCCAGGCCGAGCTGGAGGCCTTCGAGGCCACGATGACCGGCACCGATGGCGCCGGCAAGTCCATCCTGACGGTGACCATGCCCGACCCGCAGAATCCGGGCGCCACCATCAAGGTGTTCACGGTGACGGCCATCGACGACAAAATCAAGTCGGGCCTCTACGTGGAGGACTCACAGGAGGCCAGCAGCCACATCTACACCGCCCTGCAGGTCGACCCCACGCTCTCGGGCATTTCGCCCGGCAAGGGCATCGGCTCGGGCTCGGGCTCCGACAAGCGCGTGGCCTTTAACACATTCGTGGCCACCCACAGCTTCTACCAGGACCTGCTGCTGGAGGTGCTGCACTTCATCCGCGACTACAATGGCTGGGACCCCGACCTGGAGTTCCGCTTCCTGGTGCCGCAGGTCAACACGGCCGACAAGTCCAGCGAGACGTCCAACACTTCCGCCACTCCTTCCCCTACTGAATAATGCTGCTCAAGACCTTAGACGAGTTAAAGACCTTCGTCGCCATCGATGCCACGGTGGGCATTCCGCCGGCCATTGCCCTGGCCCTGGGCACGGTCGAAACCAGCGACGTCGTGCCCCTGCTCGGCTCGCCGCTGCACACCTGGCTGCAGGGACAGTACGACGGTCCGGGCTTCGATGCCGCCGGCGCGTCGCCGGCGGCCCAGCTGTTGCGCGCGGTGCAGGCGCCGCTCAGTCGCCTGGCCACGGCCGTCGGCCTGGCCGGCCACCAGGCCACCATCGACAACACCGGCGTCAAAATCATGAGCACGGACACCAGCAAAACGGCGTTTCCGTGGCAGGTGAACCAGTTGCGCGACTCCCTGGAGGGCCAGGGGTACCGCGACCTCGACAACCTGGTGCAGTGGCTGGAGGAGCACAGCGATGCCTCCGTCGAGCTGCAGGCCTGGGCCAGCTCGCCGGCCGGCCAGCGCCACCGCCGGGAGTTGTTCACCGGCACGGCCGACTTCCAGGAGTACGAGAACATCAGCACCAGCCGGCGGGTGTTCCTGGCCCTGGGGCCGGTGCGCCGCCGCCTCGAGCGCTTCGAGCTGGGCCGGGTGCTGGGCCCGGACTTGCTGCAGGAGCTGCGCGACCAGGTGCGCACCCGCGCCCTGACGGCCGACAACGAGAACCTGCTGCGCACCTACATCTACCCCGCCCTGGCCAGCCTGACCATCGGCCACGGCATTCCCGAGCTGGGCCTGCGCCTGGCCGACGACGGCATCGAACTCACGATTGCCCGCGTTGACGACAGCAACGCCAAGGAAGCCGACGCCGGCCTCGACCAGCTGCTCCAGCAGAAAGCCGGCAAGGCCCTGCTCAGTGCCGAGCGCTACCTGCGCCACCTCACCGACTACCTCGACCGCACGGCCTCCGCGACCCGCTTCGCCACCTACTTCGCCTCGGCTGCTTATATCGCGCCCAATCAGCCCGTCGTGCCCACCAACACCGCCGAGTCGCGGATTTATAAGTTCTGCTAATGCGTCTGTTCATCTATTTTCTGGCCACCTCCAAGTGGCTCCAGTCGCTGGCTTTGGGCGTGGTGCTCCTGCCCCTGCTGGCCATCGTGCAGAAGTACATCTTCGCCGACTGGGAGTTCCTGCGCTTCCTGGGCGTGCTCATCGTCGTCGACACCGGGCTGGGCGTGCAGCGCCGCTGGGTGGCCCACGCCATCAGCAGCCGGGGCTTCAGCCGGCTCTTCAAAAAGGCGGGCATCTACCTGGCCCTGCTCGTGCTCACCCACGTGCTGAGCTCCTTCACCGTGCACGGGGAGGTGAACCTGTTTTTCAAGTGGTTCGACACCTTCATGTACTCCTGCATGATGGCCCGCGAGGCCCTGAGCATCCTCGAGCACGCCGCCCTGCTCGAGCCGCGCCTGGTGCCCCGGGCCCTGCTCAAGCGCCTGGCCTTGGTGTCGGAGGAGGGTATCGAGGCCGCGCTGGTGGCCCTGCCGGCCTCCCAGCTCAGCACCGCGCCCCTGAGCACTGCGCCGCCGGCGCCCTCCATCCCGTCACCCTTGGACGAAAGTCCCCTAACTGATAGTCGCTATGACGCCTGACCAATTCATTGCCACCTACGCGCCGGCCGCCCAGCGGGCCTGCGCCGGCACCGGCCTGCTGGCCTCCATCAACCTGGCCCAGGCCATCCTCGAAAGCGGCTGGGGCGCCTCCGGCCTTACCCGCCTGGCCAACAACTTCTTCGGCATCAAGGCCGGTAAGGCCTGGCGGGGAGCCACCATCACGTTGCCCACCAAAGAGCAGCGTCCCGATGGCACTATCTATACCGTGCAGGCGGCCTTCCGCAAGTACCCCACGCCGGAGGCCGCTTTCCAGGACCGCGTGGCCCTGTTCCGCCTGCTGCCCCGCTACCACCGCCTCTTCCGCGTCGACAGCGCCGCGGCGGAGGCCCAACTGCTCAAAGACTGTGGTTACGCCACCGACCGGCAGTACCCGGCCAAGCTCGTGGCCATCGTCAATAAGTACAACCTCACCCGCTTCGATTCGTGATGCGCTACCTCTTCCGCTTCCTGCTAAGCCTCGTGCTCGGCCTGGTGCTCACGAGCTGCACCGACGAGGCCTGGCACCCGCCGATGGTGCGGCCCGATACGGTCCGGGTGCCGGCCGGTACCACCATCGCCAAGCTCAAGGCCGGCACCGTTATCCTGCAGGCCGGCACCGGCAACGTGGCCACCACCGTTACCAAGGCCCGCGCGCCGGTGGCCACCGGCATGAGCAAGGCCCAGGACTTCACCAGGGCCGGCCAGCACGGCGGCGGCTTGGCCACGGAGCCGGGCGCCACGGTTGATGTTACCAATCGTACCGGCATCCCGCCCTGGCTCATTCTGGTTGGCTTGCTTGTCGTAGTGCTGATAGTATTTCGCAGGTGGCTGTTGCCGCTGCTATAGGTATCAGCGCGGGCCATCGCAGTTCTATCGCCAAGCCTCCCGTATCTTCGCAACGCAAACACTTCTGGGAACCCCAAAAAACCGATAGTTCTCGGCCGTCAGAATACGGCCGGGGAGTAGAGCGGCAGCGTGAGCCGTATGCTTTGGACTGTCGGTCCAGGAGTGTTTGCAGCGATTTCCCCGGCTTGCCCGACTGCTGCTATGGCTAAGACTAAGAATGCTCCCATCGGCTTCGGCCGCCTGGAAATGCCGGCTGATGCTGGTCATGCTCCCGAGCCGGACAGCTCACAGCCGCCCGAGAAAGAGTTAGCCCCGCCCCTGGTGGAGCCCATCTACGTCGACGACGTGGTGATGTACGAGTTCTTCCAGCGCTACAACCTCATGCCCCTGACGCCGGTCAGCAAGTTTGAATACCAACTGGTGCAGATTGCCGCAGCCCTGGAGAAGCGGGTTAGGGAACTCGACCACGATTTGTAGCACCATGTTTTAATAAGGCCCGGCCCACCAGCCGGGTCTTTTTTTGCACCCTGCCAGTCAGCAATTCCATCGTGCATGGAATCTGCGCTAACACACTCAAAAACAAGTCATTTTAACTTGACTTGTCGCTCATAGTGATACGTTCTTTGTCATACTAAAACAAACAAAGACAACGCCTTGCGCCATGACTACCGCCCTGCACCACAAGATTCTCGCCAACTACCACGGCCGCTTGGCCGACCACTTCAGCGATAATGGCAACCCGGAAGCGGCGGCGAATCACTACCAACAAGAAGCGTATCACATCGAGCAGCGGGAGGCGCACGGTGGGCACCTGGGCGGTCGCCAACTAAGCTTTGCCGCTGCCACAGCCTACGCCGCGAAATACGCCGCCTAAGCCCAGCAGTAACTACTGAGCCCCGCCTCACCAGCGGGGCTTTTTTGTGTCCTTTTTCCCCGAGGCAGCCCCCGGCAACTTCGGGGCATGGAACACCTACAAATCGATTCCCGGCACTACCAGGTGCCCTCGGTGTGGAATGAGCTGACGGAGGCCCAGCTGCTCGCCGCGCTGGCCGTGCTGCACGGGCCGGAGCGGCCCCACTTTCGTCTGGAGCTGCTGGCCGTCCTGCTGGGCCAGTCCGTGGCCCAACTGCTGCGCGACGTGGCGCCGGTGGCCCTGGTGCAGCTGCTCGACCTGGGTAACTTCTTCTTCGCCGAGCAGTGCCGGCTCACGGCCCAGCTGCTGCCCGAGCTGCGGGTGAAGGGCCAGCGCTGGGCCGGCCCGCGCGCGAGCTTCCGCAACCTGCGCTTCGCCGAGTTCATCTTCGCCGATACCTACTTCGTCCACTATTGCGCCACCGGCGACGCCCCGGTGCTCGACAAGTTCCTGGCCGTGCTCTACCGGCCCGCGCGCCCGGACGCCGGGCCGCACCAGGTCGACTACGACGGCGACCAGCGCGAGCCCTTCAACGAGCACCGCCTCGACTACCACGCCCAGCGCCTGCGCCGCCTGCCCCTCGACGTGAAGCGGGCCGTGCTCACCTGGTACCGGGGCTGCCGCGCGGAGCTGGCCGACGAATTCCCCGAGGTCTTCGCGCCCGGCAACCAGGAGGAGGCCGCCAAATCGGACTGGAGCCGGGTGCTGCGCAAGATGAGCGGCGGCGCCTTCGGGGCGATGGACCAGACCGCCAAACAACTCACCCGCACCATCCTGGCCGAAATCGAGGACAACATCCAAGACAGCGAGCGGGCGCGCCAACAGGCGCGGCGCTCTCATTCCTAACTGCTTATGCGTCATTCCGACTACACCGCCCTGTTCCGGGGCCTGGCCGAGCGCCACCACCTGATTCGCCACCGGGCCGACTCGCCCCGCTTCGCCCGCATCGTCGTCAGCATCGACCCGCTCCAACGCGTGGTCGACCTGACGGAGATGCAGGAAACCCTGCTCGGCCGCTTCCTCAAGCCCAACGCCGGCGAGCAGGTGCTCGTGCTCGAGAGCTTTATGACCCAGTACGCCGACAACGGCGGCGACAACCGCACCCGCCGCCGCAAGGGCGCCTTCTTCGTGCTCGAGCAGGTGGCCAGTAAGCGCCCCGACGCTGTGGAGCTGGCCCTCGACCGCACGGAGCAGACCGCCGAGCAGGTGATGGCCGCCGTGCTGCACGCCTACGAGGACGATTTCAAGACCCGCTTCGAAGTCAACGGCTTCACCTGCGACCCGGTGGGGCCCATCGGCGACGGCACTTGGTACGGCGCCCGCTTCGACTTCGACTGGACCGAGCCGGCCAATGCCGCCCTGGCCTACGCCCCTTCCGCCTTCACCCTTAACCCGTAAGCCTCATGGCCCGTTACGCGCAGCTGCAAATCTATTACCTCGGGGAGTCCTTCGGCCACAATCAGCGCATCACCTTCACCATCGGGGGCGTGCCTCTCACGCTCACCGCCCTGGAGGTGCCCGTTTCCGGGGGCAACTTCTTCTACCAGGACCCCACCACGACCTACGGCTACGGCATGGGCGCCGGCAACGCCGTGGCCTTCGCCGCGGCCATCCAGACCGCCCTGGCCGCTATCGGCCGCACCGACTTCGACGTGCAGGCCACCTTCACCCCGATGAACCCGGCCGGGGGCGGGCTGGCCAGCACCACCATTACCATCAAGGCCCGGCAGTTCGGCGCCGGCTACAACTTTGTGCTGCCGACGCTGGACCCGCCGCAGCCCTACTTGTTTCTCGACACCTGGGACAACCGCGACCCGCCCACGCTCACCCCCACCGTAACCATCGCCCGCTGCTTTGCCTCGGCCACCGGCAGCATCGCCGTCGCCGTGGCCGGCGGCGTGGGGCCGTACACCTACCTCTGGGACGACGGCACCACCACGGCCGACCGCATGCTCCTGCCGGCCGGCACCTACACGCTCACCGTCACCGACGCGGCCGTGGCCGGCCCGACGCCCGACCAGTTCGTCATTCCCGGCGTGCGGACCATTAGCATCGTGGTGGGCCAGAACCCGCGCCTCGACGTGCTGGTCACCAAGAACGACGGCGACGTGGCACTGGCCGTGAGCGGGGGCACGCCTGGCTACGCCTACCGCTGGAGCGACGGCGCCACCACGGCCGCCCGCACCGGCCTGGCCGGCGGCACCTACGTCTGCACCATCACCGACGCCCAGGGCTGCTACACCCAGGTGAGCGTCACGGTCGAGTCCTCCCGCTTTTACTTCGCCGGCAATCCCATTACCCTGGCCCTGGACGCCGGCCCGGCCTACCGCCTCGACCCGACCACCAAGCCAAACCTGTCGTTCGTGTGCGCCGTGCACGTGGAGGTCGACTACGGGAGCGGCACCTTCGTGCCGTTGGGCACGCTGCTCGAGCAGCCCGCCGACCGCGACGGCCGCACGCTCTTCGAGGTGCAGGCGCTGCTGGCCCCGTTCCTGGACTACCACGTGCCCGCGCCGGGCCAAACCGGCATCGCCCTGGCCACGCCCCTGTTCCGGCGCTTCTACCTGCAGTACTACGAGCAGTCCGGCGCGACGCCGGCACCCTCGGCCGTCATCACTCAGGCCCGGCACTACGTGGTGCTCGGCGGGCTGGACTTCTACGAAAGCCGCAGCAACACCTGGTTCGGCCAGTACCAGGCCGCCGTGAAGCCCTTCTTCACCTGGGAGCCCAACGACAAGCTCGTGGCCGCCGACCAGCCCGAGTTCCTCTACTTCATGGCCACCGGCGTCTTCTCGTTCCGGCGCTACCAGGTCTTCTACGACGACGGCACCGCCGGCCCGGTCCAGACCCAGGGCACCATCGGCGGGCAGCGCTACGAGCTCTACTGCTGGGCCGTGGGCTTCGCGGCCCTGGGCCTAGCCGACGAGCCTACCCGCCGGGTGGTGAGCTGGACGGTGTGGCTGGACAGCGGCGCGGGCCCCCAGACGGAGGTGCGCCGCTTCGTGCTCGACCGCCGGCCGGTGCCCCAGCGGCGCTACCTGCTCTTTGCCACCAGCCTGGGCAGCATGGCCACCTGGGCCGTCACCGGCGAGGCCCAGTTCGAGGCCGAGGTCACCGGCGACCAGGCCGAGTACCCGCTGCCGCCGGGCTACGACCCCCAGCGCGGCGACGTGGTGGTGCAGGAGCGCTCCCTGCGGCCGGTGCTGAAGGTGGCCAGCGGCCTGCGCTCCCGCGCGCAGCTGGCCGGCGCCCAGGACCTGCTGCTGTCCCGGCGGGTGCTGCTGCTCCACGAGGGCCGCTGGCTGCCGGGCTACTTCAAGCCCAAGACGGTGCGCCTGGCCGACGACGGCAACGACCTGCCCACCCTGGAGCTGGAGTTCTACCTGCCGCGCCAGCAATTCTTCACCCCCCACCTGCCCCTCGTGGCCGCCGGCCTGCCGGTGCCGGCCGCTACCATCAGTCTGCCATGATTGCCCTCCAAACCATTGCCACCGGCGCCTACCTGGACCTGGCCAGCGCCAGCATCGGGGTGGAAATCAACAACCCGTTTTTCCACTTCGACAGCGTGCCGGGCATCATCACCTACCCGTTTAACCTGCCGGGCACGCCCAACAACCTGCGCGCGCTCAACTTCCCGCACCTGCGGGCCGACCAGGGCGAGGTGCCGGCCCCCGAGCCGGTGGCCTTCTACGTCGACGGGCTGCTCTGGCGGGTGGGCCAATTGCTCTACCAGGAGTGGGACGGGGAAAAAAACCTGTTCCAATACCAGTTCTCGGCCGACGCGGCCGACCTGCAGAGCCAGGTCGAGGGCGTAACCCTGCGCACGCTGGACCTGGGCAGCGTGCCGCTGGAGCTGCGTCCGGACGCGGCCGACTACGCCCTGCCGCCGGTCCGCAACGCCGCCTTCTACGACCCGGCGAAAAACCCGGCCTACGGGGGCTACCTCAATTATTACGACACCGCTGGGCTGTATTCGCACAACGCCACCGGCCTGCTGCGGTTTGGAATGACGCCCTTCCTGCGCCTGGTGCCGCTGCTGCGCCGGGTGCTGCAGGCGGCCGTGGGCTACACGATTAGTGGCCCCTGGATGGAGGACCCCGAGGTGCAGCAGCTGGTGCTCTACGGCGACCGGGCCGTCGACGGTCCCTTCGCCGACCCGCTGGCCGTCGTCTTCAACCGGCACGTGCCCGACCTGGGCGTGGGCGAGTTCCTGGTGGCGCTGCAGCAGTTCTTCTGCCTGGGCTACGTGTTCAACGCCCAGCGGCGCACGCTCCACATCCGCGCCCTGCGCGAGGTGGTGGCCGACCAGGCCTACCAGGACCGCACGGCCGCCGGCCCGCCCCGCACCAAGCCCGCCGAGGACGGGGGCTACACCCTGAAAATGGCGCTGGCCGAGGACGACCAGAACAACACGCTCGATACCGGCTGGGCCACGCTGCGGGTGGGCGGGGGCCAGGAAGTCATCGACGTAGCCGCCGGCACCCTGCGCGTGCAGGCAGAGGCCGATGCGCTGAGCCTGCAGCAGGGCGGCAACCGGCAGTGGCTGGTGCCGACCATCGCGCATGCCGGCGTCTCGCCCGAGTTCGAGTTGGACGACGAAACGAGCGCCGGGCTGCTGCTGCTCTTCGACCGGGGCCTGTGCCCGGCAGCCGGCGGCGGGGCACCCTACCCGCTGGCCACCTGGGGAAGCACCGACGCAGCCGGCACCCGCGTGGGCGAGTACGAGCTGCGCTGGGACGGCCCGCGCGGGCTCTACGCCGCCTGGCACCAGCCCTGGCTCGACTTCCTGCGCCGGGCCAGTAGTGAGGAGCGGCTCATGGCCTTCACCGTGGCCGACCTGCTGGCCCTGGACCCGGCCCGCAAGGAAATGGTGCTCAACCGCAAATACCTCTGGGAGAAAGTCTCCGTGAGCCTAAGTACTACCAAGCGCCTGGCTACGGCCCGGTTCACTTACCGTTCCATCAAGCTATGACCGCCGATACTCCCTCGCAACTGGACGTGGCCCTGAAGTGGCTTGACATCACCGTCGAGCGCTTCGTGGGCAACATGCGCCAGCTCAAAATCCACGACTCCGGCGCCCTGTCGACGAGCTTTCGCAAGTTCGCCACCGAGCTCGCCGACGGCGACGTGGTGAAGCTGCGCCTGAGCTACGCGCTCTATGGCAAGTTTGTCGACATGGGCGTGGGCCGGGGCATGGGCGCCGGTATCACCAAAAAGGACGACGGCTACGACCGCATCCGCAACGGCCGGGGCCAGCTCAAGCGCCGCACCCGCAAGGCCCGGCCCTGGTACCGCAAGGAAATCGCCTTTCAGCTGCACCGCCTGGCCGAGCTGCAAACCGAACTCAAAGGCCAGGTCGTGCTCAGCACCATCGCCGACGCCCTGCCCACCGGCGAGGCGGTCACTATCAACTTTTAAGGTTAACCCCCAATGGCAGAGAATAAGGAAACCCGGGAGGTCGAAATCATCCTCCAGGGCCAGCAGGCCAATGCGAGCCTGAAGGAGATGGGCGCGGCCGCGGCCATTATGAATAACCAGCTGGCCAAGATGGCGGCCGACGACCCGCGCCGGGCCGCCCTCATCAACGACTTCGCCAGCCTCACCACCCGCATCTCGGAGACCCGGGCGGAGATGCGCGCCTACGTGAAAACGGAGGAGGAGCTGCGCGCCGAAACTGCGCAGTTGGCCGAGGCCCAGGCCCTGCTGGCCCAGGCCAACCAGCAGACCGTGGCCAGCGGCCAGCAGGCCACCGCCTCGCTGCAGGAAATGAAGGCCGCTGCCGGCGTGCTGGAAAAGCAGTTGGAGGGCCTGGCCGCCGATGACCCCCAGCGGGCGCAGCTCATCACCGACTTCACTACCCTGAAGAACCGGATGGAGGCCGCGCGCACGGAGATGACGACCTACGTGAAGACGGCGGCCGAAGTGCGGGAGGAAACGGAAAAGATGGCCCAGGCCAATCAGCAGGTTATCCTTAACGGCCAGAAAGTCGAAGCCTCGTTCAAGGACATGCGCGCGGCCGGCGCGTTGCTGGAGCAGCAGCTGCACGAGTTGAGTACCAACGACCCGGGACGAGCCAAACTGCTGGCCGATTACCACGCCCTGCAGGAGCGCATCGCGGCCGTCGGGAAGGAAATGAAAAATCTGCCGGAGCCCGAAGCCGGCGGCGGGCTGAAGGACATCCTCACCAACGCCCTGGCCTTCGGAGGCGTAACCGTGGGTGTCGAGGCTGGCGTCGACGCGGTGAAGGAAATGGCGGCGGCCGTGGCCGAAACCACCCAGGAGTTCGTCAGCCTGCGCAGCAACATCAACACCCTGACCGGCGCCACCGGCCCGGCGCTGGACGGGCTCACGGCCCAGGTCGCCGGCATTGCCAAAACCTTCGGCAAGGAGAACGACGAGGTGTTGCTGGCGGCCAACACGCTCAGCAAGCAGATGGGCATCAGCCAGCAGGAAGCCCTGCGCCTGATTCAGCAGGGCTTCCTGGCCGGCGCCGACGCCAGCGGCGAGTTTCTCGACCAGGTGAAGGAGTACCCGGCCCAGTTCAAGGCGGCCGGCCTCTCGGCCAACGAGGCCATCGGCGTGATTTCGCAGTCGGTCACCACCGGCGTATTCTCCGATAAGGGGGCCGACGTCATCAAGGAGTTCGGCCTGCGCATCCGGGAGCAGACTAAGTCCACCAGCGACGCCATGCAGGCGGCTTTCGGCGAGGAGTTTACGAAGGAAATCTTCGACGGCATCAACAACGGGAGCCTGACCACCACGCAGGCGCTGCAGCGCGTGGCCAAGGAGATGGACGAGACCAAAATCCCGGCCAGCCAGTTGCAAACCGTGGTGGCCGACGTCTTCGGCGGTCCCGGCGAGGACGCCGGCATCGACTACCTCAAGTCGCTGCAAAACGTGGGCAAGGGGGTCGACGCCATGGTTGACAAAACCAACGCCTACACCCAGCGCCAAATCGCCCTGCTGGACTCGGAAACCGAGCTGGCCGCCGCCCAGAACGACCTGGCCAAGGAGTTCGAGGGCACCGGCACCTCGCTGAGCACGCTGGGCAACGAGGCCAAAACCCTCGGCTACACCCTGCTGGCCAGCCTGGTGGTGACCTTTAAGGAGCTGTTTCAGCCCCTGCAGGCCATCTGGGACTCGTTCATGAACCTGGGCAAGCAGCTGAAAATCTTCGGCGGGGAAGGTATTACGGCCAAGGGTGTGGCCGAAGCCCTGGGGGCGGGCATCCGCCTGGTGCTGACGCCCACGCGGCTGATGTACGAGGCCATCGCCTGGGTAGTCACCGGCCTGGCCGACTGGGCCGCCAGCTCGCCCAAGGTAGTGGCGGCCCTCAAGTTCATCACCGGCCCGACCCAGCTCTTTTTCGACATGCTGAAAAACAGCTCGGCCTATTTCGAAGGCTTCAAGGCGGCGGCCCTGACCACGTTCGGCTCGGTGGGCCGCATCGTGAAGGCCGCCCTGGGCGGGGACTTCGACACCGTGAAAGCGGAGTTCAAGCAGCTGGGCTCCGGCGCTGGCGATGCGTTCCTCAAAGCCTACCAGGCCCAGCTGGCCAAGACCACGTCGGCCCCGGCGACGGAGGCCGCGGCGGCCGACGACGCCCCCACGCGCGCGGCCGGCGGCGATGGCCAGACGGCCGCCGACAAGGCCAAGGCCGCCGAAAAAGCCCGCAAGGAGCGGGAAAAACAGCAGAAAGAAGAGCAGGCGGAACGCGAAAAAGCCGACAAGGAAGCGTTGGCCCAAGCCCAAAAAGCGGCGAAGGAGGAGGCCGACCTACTCGAACTCCAGTGGAAGGCAATGGCGGCCGGTCGAGAGAAGGAGCGCCTGCGCGTGTACGTCGACGCGGAGAAGCAGTACGGCCTGCTCACCGGCCAGGAGGCCAACTACACCGAAACCGTCGCGGCCCTGCGCACGGAGCGCGATAACCGGCTACAGGAACTGGAGGCCAAGTTTGCCAAAGACGACGAGGAGCAGCGGCAAAAAAACCTGGACGAGCAGCTGGAGCAGGAGGCCGCTGAAACGGAGCAGCGCGTGGCCCAGCTGGAAATCGACCTGAACAACGGCGTGCTCTCCCAGCAGCAATACGACGAGATGCTCTACCAGGTGAAGCTCCAATCGAAGGAGCGGGAGCTGGCCCTGGTGAAGCAGAAAAACGGCGAGGAGTCGGCCGAGTACAAGAAGCTCTTCGCCGAGAAGCTGAAAATGCAGGCCGACCACATCACCAAGCAGGAGAAGGGCGAGAAGAGCTTCCTGGACTTCAAAAAGTCCATCGTGGCCCTGGAGCAGATGTTCAACGACGACAACCTTAAGTCGCTGCAGACGGTGCTGGGCAAGCAGACGGTCGCCTACCAGCTCTTCGAACTCACCCGCAAGGGCATCGCCCTGGCCGGCATCGCCATCAACGCGAAGGAGGAAATCTCCGGCATCTGGAAGAATGCAAACGAGAACCCCATGAACGCCATCGTGCCCGGCTGGGGCACGGCCCAGGCCGTGGTGCTGACGGCCTTCGCGGCGGCCCGCGCCGTGTCAGCGGCCAGCGACGTGGTAAGCGTGAGTGCCGGCTTCGCCCAGGGCGGCGCCACCCGGCCGGGCCCGCGGCCCAGAGGACGGGGCCCGGCCCGGGGGCCGAT